GCGGTGAGATGTAGGCTCGCGCTGAAATTCCCGCTTGAAATTCCAGTGGGTAACGCCCCCAGAACTCCCTTCCCTCTTCCATAAGAGTGGAAGGGGCCGGGGGAGTTACTGAAAAAGCGTGCTGGTTAGCACAGGCTCACTCATCTTGAGCTTCTTGATCAGCTCATCAGTGAGTGGCACAAAGCGGTTTACATTATCACTTCCCGCAATGTGAAAGCCTACAAGCGCACCCGTTGTGCAGGATACGACAGGACCACCACAGTTACCAGCCTCAGTTGGGGCATCATAGAGACCATTGGAGGAATAAAATCCAACTCCATGGGATGGCTCTACTTCATCTTGCGACTTATAACCTAATTGCATAGCAATGCCAGTTGTGGGGACTTCCATCCTCCAACCTTTGCCACATGCAACGGCGCCGCGGTGGTAAAACACTCCAAGATCCTCAGCAATAGGGATTATTTCACCTCTAATTTGTGCGGAGGAGGCAGCGTTCACAATCGATACGCTCTTACCTTCTTGATGGGAGTGCAGGGGTACAATGACTTTATCGGCAACCACTGTAGCAGTGGAGGTCATCTCCCCATCATACAACACTTTAAAGACATGCGCAGCTATTTCTCTATGTATGCTACGAGTCTTTCCAAGCAATGACTCTTCAGTCATATTAATTTTCGCAATTTGCTTGGCAGCCTTATGCTCTTCGAGCTCGGTCTGAGTGTAATACTTGTCTGTGGTTTTTGCTCTCCGGATTAACCTAGCAGCTCTAGCGACCACAACTGGCGGTCGCTGAACTGGAAAATGTTTCATCTTAAGTTCCTTTACTTTAGGAACAGGCAAACTCTCAGGTTTCTCATTCTGAGGTTGGCATGTGGCAAAATGCACACAATGATGCCCGCCACAACACTTGTGGCACTCCTTATACGCATCCATTTCTAAAGGCATAGTTGGGCAATCGTTAAAATGCAAACATTCGGGTCTTTCTCCACGTCTACGACGTTGGTGATGAATCTCTTCGTCATCATCATTCTTTCCAACTCTGGCGCGGCGGCGTTCCTCTTCACGATCCAGTTCTTCCTGGTAACGTTCCTCGAGTTCCATAGCACGCTGGCGCTCTTCATATTCTTGTTCGTAGCGTTCTTGAGCTAAGTCATGTCCATCCAAATCATGCTCGTCACCTCCAGACACTACATGATTCCCGCGTTTCTTTCCGCGGCGGGCCACATATTGCTTTGGCGCCATCACTTGTCTAGATTGGGTTTTCTTATAACCTTCAAGCATAAAATGGGGCTCATCATCCTTCTTAAAGAACTGAGCAGCAGTCACAACCACTGCAATGGCGGTACAAGCCATGGCAGCATATCTAACTTTGTTGGCATACAAATGATTCTTTAGTGCGCTGGCACGCATCCTAAGATAATCCCAGAACTCAAGGCCTAGTTCTTTTGAGATTAGCCAAATGGCTCTTTCACGGGCCCACTGTTCAGAGAACCCAAAGCCAAAACTCTGTTTTTCAAGTGCTATTTTCTCGTCAACCTTTTTGTCTAGGCATTCCTGGCACACGGCTATATGGAAAGCATCTAGAAGGGACTCGCAATACTTACAATAACGACCTTTAGGAAGTTTCTCTTCTTCCTTTTCCTTTTCTTTGGAGTTGTCGCTTGCGGCACATGCAGAGCAAAGTTTTCTTCCATCACTGTCCTTCTGGCAACGTTCGCAAAGCACCATTTCTGCTGCTAAACGTTCCTTACGCGATTCAATTGGCTCAGTCATGGAGCGTACAAAGGGGATTTGGTGTTTTCTGAGATACTGTTGACCTTTCGATCCAAGTCCAGATTTATTCTCCAGAATACCTTCTCCTCCTTCAGCTATTTCTGCTATTGTGGATGAGGCGTCTTCTACCTCTTCTTTGACGTGGCACTTACAATAGCACTCTCCGTCTCCACACTTCCCTAGCATCCGGACATCATTCTCACAGGTTTCTTTATCATGTTCCATCTGTGTATGAGAAGTTCCGTAACCCCAGTCATATAATCCTGTGGGGCGTCTGCGGGCTTCCTTGCCTTTCGCAAATTCTTGAATGTCTTCGGGGATGTCACCTGTGGTTGCTTCTCCAGCAGTCCACTTCTCAATAAAATCAATTAACCAAGTTACATAGGGTAACTTTTCCAGTATTCTCATAGGGGCTTCAAAGCATTTAAAAGACTTGCTGTATCCCCATAGCGGCACAAAGATGAACATAGCGGCAGCTAATACTGTGGAAAGAAGGAAACCGTACTTATTCGCATCCTGTGCGTTAAAATTTCTTCCTGGTTTTCCTTCCGGTGACATTCTACAAAACGAATTACTCCCACAACCGCGAGAGAACAAACTAAATGGTAAACGTATCAAATTTATCAAAGAGTTCATACTCTGCGCAATAGCGGTGATCAAACTAATGATCTTCATCCATTTCAAGTACTCAATATATGCGTCAATAAGCGCAGCCAATTTGCTATTTATAGCATTTAATGTTGCTGCAAATGACGTTCCAACTAGTAGAATAGTTGTGGATAACGTGTCGAGAAGTTTCTTCATCGATGCTCCAAACATGTATAGCACTAAAGCGCACATGCACGTCCATATAATCGTACTTATAGCGTTTGCCCACTGCTCTTGTGGAGACAACCCTTCAGCGAGGGCTCCTGGCACTTGGGACAAACACGCGATATAAAAGAGAATGTGGTCGAGCCTCCACTTCAAACTCTCGCGTTTGGGAGTTGATTTCTCAGGGAGATTGCTCAGTGATTGTTCAAGCTCTAACTTCATCTTGTTGGCTTCAAACAAATCTTTTTCAACACGTAATTTCTCATATTCGCGTCGGAGGCGGATATGCTCCTCTACACCTGCTACCAAAGCAACGTCTTCGCGTACTACTTCTTCAGTATTCAGGTAAGAGAGATCCATCTCCATTTCAGCGGCGTTCTCCTCCAAATCACATCTGGCTTCAAATTCAGGATCTGTAGGCATGTGAGAGGTGAACGACACCTGTCCAAATTCAACTTCATCAAAATTGAAC